TAGTGCCTTCTGTCTTAGTAGGTATACTCCCTATAACAATAGCGTCCTGTGCAGAATACCCGTCTCGAAAGAATCCTACAACCCAGGAGCCCACTTCTAGATGATGGTTACCGCCATTACCCTTTAAAGAAGCGTGTGCATTAGACATCATTACAGTGCTCCATGGAAGGTCACTCGTTTGCACTCTCTCATCATCGTAATAACCATAAGGGAAAACACGTATACGATTCATATTAAGAGGGTCTGAGATGTCTCTAACCTCTCCTATGAACCATGTAAATGGCCCTCCTACGAACTGATCTTCATGCTCTCTCATTTAGTCTGTCTCCAATTGTATAGTATCTAAGGACTCTATATAGGAATCCTTTTTAATAGTAAGGGTTTGCGTATACTCTGAGGCGAACTCATGTCTCACAGAGTCCACGATATAGTCTCCGCTTAAGAACTTATCCAATGTGGACTCGTCGGATTCCTTTACGTCTACCCCCTTTCGGACTGTCAAATTCAACTTTTTTCCACTTGCAATTTCGAAGTCTCCATTGATTCGTATATCCATAACTAATGCATTCATGTTCTCTCTATAGGCGTTAGCCATTAGTATAGAGTTATCAGCAGGTGTACTATAGTTAGAATTGTTGCCAAATGCCTCGGAATTGAGTGATATATAATGATTTCGTGCCTCTGTATAGGTGTCTATTGACCTATCATTGAAGGATATATTACTAGAGAATGGTTGATTATTGTTTAGTTTAGATAGTTTCTTATTAGAATATACGTATTTAGACTTCTTATATTCCTTTTTTGCAATATCAAGCGTATGGAGAGTGGCTGAATATGCTCCTTTCTGTGCTGAATTATACTTAGATATTTCCATTTTATCGGTCGAGAGGGATAGTACCCTTGTCTTTTGTTGTTCGTAATTCTCTTTTGACCCTATAATAGTATCGGAAAAGGGTTGATGCTTATACTTATCGTGTATATCCTGTTTTTGCATATTCTCATATGACTCTAGGGTGAGGCCTGTTGCAAACGTATCATAGAAGTAGTAGGGAGTCTCGTTATCGTATGATCTCCTTACTAACCAGTGTATGAGTGCGAGTGGTCTCATGCGTGGATAGACACCTTGTATAATATCTTTTGTGTCTGTATTGATATAGTATGGGTCGACTTGCAATTTGTCCTTACAGATTTTGGATATGAGTGCGCCTGGGCTGCCACGAAATGCCTCGGAGAATGTTTGCAATGAGTTCATATAGGCCTGTTTGCCAAGGGCGTTGATGACATATGTTGCATTGCCAGGGCTCGTCTTAGAATAGAGTCCAATCTTTGAGATATAGAGTTCTTTCTCGATGACTGTACGGTTTCCTTCTATATCTCTACGGGATATACGCAGGTCGATTCTTTCGTTGCCTGACATTTTGAGCTTTTCTAAATAAGAGTTCGCGTCCAATATAGATAACGTTGCCATAATCGATGCTGTATGGATACTCTCGTCAATGACTATTTTTGCAATGAGCTCGCGAATATCGTATACCTGTCCATCATTGACAGTTAGTTTGCAATGGTCTAATTCATATGCGCCTGGAACGATTGCATCTGAACCATTCGCTAGTTTAGAACTTTCTCTAACCATTTAGCATATCCTCGAATTCATCGGCGAATTGCCTAATATATTTTGGATCGATCACTCTGAGTTTAGATCTTGATTCATTCACCTCTTCGAGATATGCGCGATTAGTGACATATGATAGTTGTCCTTCTTGTACACCACCTTCGACAAAGACTGCATTAGTCTGTATTCTTTGCTTTGCATCACCTGTTGTATAGTAATGATGTGGTGCGTCGATATATTTGTATACGTTATATGTGTCGACACTATCGTTTGATGTGCCACCAGTGAGTGATTCTGTTGTATTGACCTGTGATTCATGGTCACCAATGAATGAGCCAGTCACGTCCTTTAGGACTAATTGATTCAGGTCAAGGTCTTTCTTATGCAATTTACCTGTTGCATTTGACGTACCACCAGTGATTGTCTCTCCTAATTTGAATCGTCCTGCCAATGAATTACGATGGTCTGTAATAGAATTATCGGTATCTCTTACGATAATTGGATTAGTTGTTATTGCCACCCCCGAATATTCTTCTTTCATATACTTATGTAATTTTTCTTGTGACATAGGCCAAGCAGCAAGACCGTCGTGTAGGTATTCATTAATGATAAAGAATGTCCAATAGAATCTAGGCGTTCCATATAGTCTTTGTGATACGATGTCTGGTCTTTCGCCATTCTTGATTTCGTAGAATGTATACGTATTCGTGTTATCTTCGAATATACTGAGTGGTCGTACTGATTTGTATATATTGACAACATTCTGAAGAATACCATTACGATCGAAATCGTAGCTTAATTTTGGAAATTGTTTGAAATAACTCATTTATCCTCCTGTTGTTGCCGGTTCTGTATCGGGCATTGAGCCGAGATTATGTCCATCATTATCTCTGTTATCGGTATAGAGTATACCACTATCATTATAGAGATCATTTCTTGTGAGTGCTCTTACCTCTTGGAATGTAAGGGCAAGATCCATTTCAGTAGGTGCTGCACCAATATCATCGTTTTTATGGAATGCATTACCTGTTGAGTTAGCTGTGGCCGTCATATTGATTAGATAACATTGAATTATTCTAGGCATATATTTGTTTTCTTTTTCGCCTGTCATGAAGCGTATTCTAAACGTTGGTGGATACTGTAAACTACCTGCACCCATTTCCTTAGGATACATATACTTTCTGAATTGATTCTCTATTCTGTGTATATCTCTGGCCTCTTGCGCCGATGTTGGTATCAATTTGAAACTGAATGCAAACGATCTTACTGTGACACCATCAAAGTTTTGTGTGGTATATGGATTTACAACAACACCTGAATTAATTTCTGCAACTACGGCTGTGGTCGCAACAGTACCACCTGCACCTTTTGCAGCTTTAGTAACCTGACCAGTGATATCAGAAATCGTAGCATCTTTTTTCTGATCACCAACAACGGCAGCAGCAGCACCAACTGCTCCTAAGTTTGCCGTTCCATACGTGATACCATCAGCGGTAGATACAGCTAAAGGTATAAACATATGAATTTTATGGAAGTCACCTTCTTCACTTGTTATAGTAAATTCTAAGTGTGGAAACTCATCGCCTTCTTTATCGATCTTTTCTCTTAAGTTGTTTGGAAATGTAATTATACTCATACGTTTTACCTTTATAAATAACTATATAATTTTTAAACTATAGAACTATTTATATGGCTTACAAAGGTAGATATACAATTAAGAACAAAGATAAGTATCTTGGCGATCCGTCCAAGGTAGTTTATCGATCACTGTGGGAAAGAAACACATTTCGTTGGGCCGAGGGTACACCTCGAGTTAAGCGATGGAATTCTGAGGAAATAGTTATACCGTATAAGTGTAAAACAGATAACAAAATCCATAGATATTTCGTTGATTTATTGGTTGAACTTAGTAATGGAGATATTATATTGGTTGAAATTAAGCCAAAGAAACAAACCATTCCACCCAAAAATCCTAAGAGAAAAACCAAAAAGTACCTAAACGAAGTTACTACATATATTAAGAATACATCTAAATGGGAAGCAGCTCAACGCTATGCTGATCATAAAGGATGGAAATTTCAGGTCTGGACAGAAGATACTTTAAAAAATCTAGGCATCAAACTACTGAAATCTTGATATAAATAGTAGTATGGCAAGTTTATTTGATACATTACAAGCACAAGCATTCCGCGCAGGAGTTAGTCCACGTACTAAACAGGCGCGTAGTTGGTTTCAGCGTAAAGTTAAAGATTTAGCTATACCATCACGTCAAAAGCTTTTGAAAGATGACGCACTCGATGTTGTTAAACAACCTAAAGTCGGTGACATGATGATGTATTTCTATGATCCAAAACATAAAGCTACGTTGCCTTATTATGATAGATTTCCACTCACTATAATGGTACAACCTGCTAAGGGTGGATTTCATGGTCTGAATTTACATTATTTGGCACCTGGCGTAAGGGCAAGATTCCTTGATGAACTAATGGCCCTATCACCAAAGAATGTTACAGACAATACACGTTTAGCCAGATTAAGATATAATATGTTAAAAGGTGCTGCCAAATATAAAGAATTTGAGCCGTGCTTTAAACATTATCTAATGGGACACGTTAAATCTAATTTAGTTAGAGTACCTATGACTGAATGGGACATTGCTATATTCTTACCAACAGAACAGTTTAAGAATGTTAAAGCCCAATCAGTATGGAGATATTCAAGGAAACAATACGCATCATGAACAGTATAGACGACCTCAAAGCAACTATTTCTAAAAAAGGTGGTGTTGCCTTTCAAAACAGATTTCAAGTATTCTTTCAACCACCTGGTGGAGTTACACTTAAGAATTTGACTAACCAAGATCCTAGGGCTTTAGTAGGAAGCTTAGCGACTACTGCAGCTAGTGGTGGAAGCCTTAAAAATCTTGTACCTGATCCCAGAGATATCTCAATCCTATGTGAAACAGTTAGTATACCAGGTCGACAAATTGTAACACAAGAATATGCATCAGATAGACAAGCAATCAAAATTCCATACGGTATTATTAACGAAGACGTTACAATGTCTTTTATTCTGACTAATGATTATTATATAAAAAAATTATTTGATAATTGGATGTCAGGTATATTTGATGTTGAAAATTACCGTGCGGGATATAAAAAAGATTTTACAACTGATATAATTATACAACAGTTGAATAATAAAAACGTACCGGTTTATGGTGTTAAATTGGAAGGTGCATTTCCAGTTACTATGAATTCGATACAATTGGATAGTAATAGCGAAAATACTGTTCAAAAATTGAATGTGACAATGAGTTACGAAAATTATGTACCCGAAGATATTATTGATACTGCAATTAGTGGTGTTAGTACATTAGCTTCAGGGTTAGGAATTGGCTAATATTATAGGAGAATAGAATGGCTTTACCAAAAATTAATAATGCGAAATATGATACGGTAATTCCCTCAACAGGGGAAACTGTACAATTTAGACCATACCTCGTTAAAGAAGAAAAGATTTTAATGTTGGCTATGGAATCTAATGACCAAAAACAAATAATGAATGCAACAAAAGACGTAATTGTTTCTTGTGTATATGACGATATCGACGTAGATAATTTAGCTATGTTTGATATTGAATCATTATTTTTGGCTTTGAGATCAAAATCAGTTGGTGAAAGAATTGATTTAAAAGTTAAATGCGATGAGTGTGATCATATGAATGATGTGCAAATCGACTTTGACGAAATTGATATACCAGTTGTTGATAAAGAATCAAAAACGGTTATGCTTACAGACGACGTTGGTATGACATTACGTTATCCATCGTATTCTGATGTATCTAAAATCAAACCTGGAAAGGAAGATTCTGTAGATACAGCTTTTAATATGATTATGTCATGTGTTGAAACAGTATTTGATAATGATGGTGTATATACAGCGGCAAATGAAGGTCCAACGGCTATTAAAGGATTTATTGAATCACTGAGTAGTGCTCAGTTTAGTAAAATCTCAGCCTTCTTTGAATCGATGCCAGCTATATCACATCAATTAGAATTTAATTGTTCATCATGTGGTGAAAATAATACTAAGGATCTGAGAGGTATCCAAAGTTTTTTTACATAGGCCTCTCGCATGATAGTCTTGTAAACCATTATAAGACTAACTTTGCTATGATACAGCATCATAATTGGTCATTGACTGAATTGAATGAAATGATGCCATGGGAGAGGGAGATATATGTTTCTCTACTCAGTGAATGGATTAAAGAAGAAAATGAACGTATTAAAAAAGAACAAAGGAAAATGAGAAATGGGTGAAGAAGAAATTAAAAAGTCCGGACACCATCCGGCAGATACGAATGGAGATGGTAAGGTCTCCAGAAAAGAACAGGATATGTATTTAGAGTTTAAAAGAAAAGAACTCGAAGATGCAGACGCTATGCGTGATGCCCAAAGAAAAATGGCATGGTTTGCTTTAGGCGGTATGTTACTATACCCCTTTGCAGTTGTGTTAGCAGTTTTAATGGGTTTAGAATCAGCAAGTAAAATATTAGGTGATATGGCCGCTACTTATTTTGTGGCTGTTGCTGGTATTGTTGCTGCATTTTTTGGAGCACAAGCGTTTTCAGGTAAAAAATAGGAATAAACCATGGCCGAAGATAACAATCAACAACCAGATTTTTCACAATTAGTTGAAGCATTAAAACTTCAAAATGAAGAAGCCACTGCTGCAAAAGAACAAGCAGAGTATACAGCTGGTTTAACATCTGCTTTAAAAAATCAAAACTTAGAAATAGGTGATGCTCAAAGAAAGCAAATGGAAGAATTGATTGAAAGTATGTCTTCCGGAAAATTGGCCGATTTAGAAGATAAAAAAGAAGCTAATAAAATTGCAGCCGATACATTAAAATTATTAGGTGAGATTGAAAAAAATACAGAAGGCGATGCAATACAGCTTGAGGGATTTGGTCAAAGTGTTTTAGGCGTAGGTGTTGTTTTAGGAGCAGCTATAACGCAAACAATCAAGGGAATTATATTAGGTTTAGGTGATTCAATTAAAAGAGGAGCTAAATTCTTTAAAAATGTCTTTAAAGGTATTTTGAAACCATTCGTAAGTTTATTTAGATTTATATTATCACCATTTACTAGATTAGGA